GCGGGACTCCGATCAGCGAAGAAAAGTCGGCTCAACTCAGCGCAACGGTTTTGAACATCGCCAAAATGATGTTCGGCTTCCCGGATTTGCCGCGCGGCACCAAGATGACGGCGGAAGAACAGAAAGCAAATCGCGAGAAGAAGTCGGCGGCGAAGCAGGCGGCTATCGACTTCGTTCTGTCGAATCCCGCCGCCGTCGAAGCGCTCCGCAAGTAAGGGCAAGTTTTTTCCGGCGGTTTCGTTGAGCCTAGTACTTGAGTCGGGTTTGTCCCCGATTTCAAGTACTGGGCTTTTTGCTATTATATCTACATGGATAGACGATATACAGTAACTCTTACTCGCGACGGAAAGACGATCCACATCGTTTTACGCGCTGACGATTACACCAATTCGGTCCGTATTGACCGTGCAAACAATGTGCGAATGAAATACGGTTCGGGTAAGATGTGGGATGTGACAGAAGTCAAACCTTTCAACCAGGAGGCGTTCTAATGCTCGCCCTCTTCTGTGTTTCGCTGATCGTCGCTGGATACTTTCACTGGAGCGTGAAGTAATGGAACCTTGGATCGAGGAAATGAACACCATGCGTGATCTGTTCGATCAACGTGCGGGATCTCTGATTGAATCTCGCATCACCTATCTTCCGACTGGAACGATTGAAACCATTCGGGGATACCATAATGTAACCTTTCTACGCCTGGAGGGTTGCCGGACCTTCGACGCAGCGGAGTACGATGAAATGGTTAATTGGTGCGGACGGTACGATTCGCGCTCGCTGACTTGGATTCGCTTGCTGAAGTCCTAAACCCCTCCGGGGGTTTTTTTTGTCGCATTTTTTAAGTTAGTGAGTACTTACTGACCAGGTTTGAGATGCATTCTGATTCGCTTGCTATTTCGATTCGTAGCGCTAAATTAAGCCCGTGGTTGCATTGATTTTCCAGACATGTATTGGTATCAGATTCACAAATCGGCGCAATGGTGGCCTTCTAATGAGTTTGGCCACTAACGTGTGTGTAAGCGTTTTCAGAGTACACTTTCCACAGGTGTATTCACAGCTTTTCCACAGGTTTTCCACAGGCGACTTTTTCTCGGGTCTTTCCCTTAGGCCACGGGTACTCCCCGAAATCCCCTAGGGAAAGTCCCGGAGTCGGCGCCTAGAACAACGTACATCCCTGGGAATTTTAAAACCATCCATAAAGAAAGGAAAAAATGAACCCACACCAACACCGTATTCTACAATTAAAGTTAAGTAATCTGCCGCAAGCGGAAATCGCTAGGCTTTTAAGAGTAAAACTCGTGACCGTTAAATTCCACCTGACAAAAATATATAAAATTCTCGGAGCGCCAGGCGGGAGACACGTGGCTGAGAAATATTTTGAATACCGGAAGATGAAAGGGCTTACAGAGCTTCCCGGCCTCTGCGAGTCAAATGGAGGAATTTATCTGAAAGTTGGAGATGCCGCGCAGGCGCAATCAGAACCCCCACAAAACAGACTACAAGTAGGACCAAGAGTCTAGTTTTTCAAAAAAATAATTTTTTTATTTTCTAACCGCTATACTTGAGTATAGTCTTGGGGGCCTCCCGGCAGGCCGGCAACCCGCTGGTATGTAAGGACTTGCAGCGTAAGCAATTTGACATTCTTCGCCGCTCGTGCTAGAATGACCCCAACTGTTGCTGTACTGGTGAATCGATTGAACTTCCAAGGCGGATTGCAAATGAAGAAAGTTTCAAAAGAAAAGGAACTTGAAGAGTATGCAATTCGCCGCCTTTCCGCTTCGCCCCTGCGAGTAAATCCGCCAGCGGAAAAGACGGAAAAGCCGAAGCCGCAAGGCCCGGAGGGTTCCCAATGGCACTCCTAAACCCGAAACAAATTTACGAAGTTTTAAAAGCTGAGACTCCGCCGCCCGCCCGCCCCCAAAGCCACACGTCCGAACTTTCTAATCTCCTCGAAAAAAACAATCTCACCGCTGATGAGGTTCTGTGCAACCTCTCCTCCCAAATGCGTTCGGCGGAATCCGATGCTGTTCGATTTCAAGCCACGAAAGCTGCCCTGCAACTCAACGGACTTCTGGATTCAAAAGATGAGAGGTCCAATTTCAACGTCACTATCAATATTATCGATTCTGAATTTTCCAGCTGTAACCCTATTCTAATTCCGAGGTAAATATGGCCACCGCCCCACTTGAAAACACCGCACAGATGTTGCCCACTCTGGCAGGCAAAATTCTTTACATCCTGTATTACAGGCAAGGTGCAAATCCCCATCCACAATTTTTGTTTTTTTACCACTCCTCTACCGATATGAAAGTCATTGCGGAGCGGGCGAAAAAGCATTGTGACTTCATGAATTTCCGATTCGTCTACGTTCGCCCGGCGGTAGTGGATCTGGACAAAATGGAAAATTTGCACGCAGAGGGCTAAGGAGAAAAGACGATGAGTTGGTCGGTATCAGCAATGGGTAAGGGCGAGGCGGTTGGTCGTTCGCTCAAGAATCAGTTTTCTAATATCCCGGAAATGGCTCAACCGGAACAAAACATCAAGAACAAGGTAGCGGAGATTGTGGAAGATGCATGCTCCTCTGCGCCGACAAGTGGATTTATCGTGCGCGCGGAGGGTCATCAATATTCTTTAGATGGAATTCCTCAAACGATGCACCTGAAGATCGAAATTGATTTAATAAAATTTTGTGAGTGAAAACTAAATGGACCCGAAAGATATTCAAGCAGCCGTTTTCAGGACTCTCCACCGCCGGGACCTTGCCCGTGACAACGCTCAAATTGGACTTTCAGTTTCTGAGATGACTGAAGAACTCGCAATGTTCCTGGTCGAAAAATCTCCAGATTTGGATGGAGAGGAATTAACCTTACCCTAAGGAGTAAAAATGCCACTGATTTCTGCATCAGAAATAGCAAAGCACAAAGCAGCCCAGGCTAAACGGCCGAAGCGAGTTACTGTTGAACAAGCTCAAAATGGCGGATATGTTGTTGAACATTATTCCGATGATTATCCAAACCCAAAACACGCTTTCAAAAACCACAAGGAAATGCTGGCCCACATTGTCGCTCACTTTGAAAAAGGTGAGAAGGGGAAGGGTAAAGAATGAAACACCCTGGTTTCAAAAATGTCCAGAGCAAGATTGAGCGGGAAGGCTATTCGAAAAAAGTTGCAGGCGCAATTTTGGCTGCCCGCACTCGAAACGCTTCCGCAGCGGCAAAGAAACACAACCCGAATTTAAAGAGAGTTCTTGGTGCCAAGTAAATCCCAAGTTCAACAAATTGCAATGGCTATCGCGGAGCACCATCCCGATAAACTCTACAAGCGGAACCGCGGACTTCTTAAGATGTCCCACCAGCAACTACACGATTTTGCCTCAACGCCGCGCAAGAATCTTGCAAAGCGGATTTCTTCTCAGAAAGCCCCGAAAGCCCAGAAAGGAAAATAAAGATTGTGTCTCCCACTCCCGTGACTCCTGATCCGACTCCCGCCCCCGCCCCGACTTCTTTGCCGCTCGCAATTATTGGCGCCGTTCTCAACGGAGTTCTGGCGGTAGAGAAAAACGCCCCTACACTTGCCGGAAACACCAAAGCACAATTGGTTTTGGATTCAGTTGCCGCCGGCGCCGCTCTTGCCCCTGTAGTAATTAATCTTATCTCTCAAATTGTGGCAACTTTCAATGCTGTTGGAATTTTTAAGAAGAAAGCCAAGTAGGCGCGGTCTTATGCAAATTTTTGTTACCGTTTCTTTGGACCCCAAACTTCAATCGCTTTTGGAAAGTCTGTCGGGCGGACTGGGCGGCGGTAGCCAAACTCAACTTTCTCGAATCGAAGCGAAAATAGATTCGATACAAACCGGAGTTAACAAAATGGCTTTGACGGAACAGGAATTGACAGATCTCTTGGGTAAAATCGATACCACCACAAATGCAATCGCTTCGAATGTGGCGACAATTGCGACGGTGGATCAAACTATTTCTACGGAACTTGATGCACTTCTAAAGCAGATTCAACCTGGAATTGCTTTGACCGATGCGCAGGTTACACAGTTACAGGGATTCGCAACCAAATTGCAGGCAACTTCGGATGCCTCAACCGCCCAGGTTTCAGTTCTCCAGGCAATTGCAGCTAAAGCGGCGCCAATTGTTCCACCTCCGCCGCCCCCACCTCCAGCTGTTTAGTTTTCTCCTCCGGTAACTGAATAGCTGATTTCCGGGCGGGAGAGTCATCCACCTTCTTTTCCGCCCGGAATTAAACTCATGGACCTAACAGTTAAATTCGCAAATCCGGCGCAGCGAAAGTTTTATTACTCAACCGCGCGCAATCAGTGTTTCTCAGGCGGATTTAACAATGGCAAAACTTATTCTGGTTGCCTGAAAGCTTTCACTCTGTTGAGTACATTTCCAAATTATCGCATGGCAATCGCGCGGCAGACATTCGCCGATCTGAAAAAGACGACGATGCAAACATTTTTCAAAATCTGCCCCAAAGAAATTATCCAGCGCCACAACGAACAAGATGGCTTTACCGAATTTATCAATCGCTCCGTAATCTATTGGCTCCATCTCGATAAGGTAGACGAGTCGACACTTCGTGGACTTGAAATTAATTCCGCTCTGGTAGATCAGGCGGAGGAAACAGAAGAGAAGGTATTCGATGTTCTTGATGGTAGAATCGGCCGATGGGACAATGCTGAAATTCCATCGCAGCTCCTTGATAACTATCCTGAATGGCCAACGAATCCTAAGACTGGCAAGCGAATCGCCCCATCATATAATATGTTGCTCTGTAACCCAGACACCCAATTTCACTATATCTTTAGAAAGTTCCACCCCGATTCGCTGGAACGTAGACCTAATTTCTTCTATTGTGAGGGAGAGTGGGACCCCGAACTCGGAAGTAAGGAAACTTATGAAGAAGCCCTTAGTCATGACTCTGAATGGGTTGACAAATATATTAGAGGTCAGTGGGGGATTTCTTCAGCCCAAATACACAGATTAGACTCTGCCAGCCTTTTAGATTATTCCCCAGAACTAATGGAAAGAATCGAACGGCGAGGGAATCTATTTCGAATTCTGGATCACGGTGATGCCAGCCCTACTAGTTGTCTTTGGCTTGCCGCTCTGGATGGCAATCTCATATTTTATCGCGAATATTACGTTCCCGGTCAACCGATATCTTATCACCGCCGCGCCATCTCTGAACTTTCTGGGACTGAAAAGTACAGTGGAAATTACGCTGATCCCCAAATTTTTAAAAAGACCGGGCAGAAGGACGGAAGTTTTTGGACCACATCTGACGAATACATGGATAAGGGAATTGATGGTCCTCCCCTGAGTTGGATTCCAGGGGACAACAACGAATTTGCAACCCGGAACCGAATCAATGAACTTCTCAGGGCGGGGAACATTCACAAACATCCTACTACGATGATATCTCCCGCCCCTGGGATTTATTTTATCAAGAAATCTTCTGAATATTCAAATGGCTGTTATCATGCAATTCAAGAACTCCAGTCTCAACGACGGAAATCTCTTGGCTACGTTGACGGAAAACAAATTTTCTGTGATGATCGAGAAGAGTCCGTGGCCGATCACGCTTACGATTGTGTTCGATATGCAGTTGCCGCTCATGGCGGGGGGAAATCACTCCCGAAACGAAAAGTTCCAGAACGATCTATAAAATGGTATCAAATGATGGTAAAGCGTGGGAATCAAAGAATTCAGGCGATGTCGAACTAGCGAGAGAAAATGCCCCGTCAAAGAGTAGATGATACAATCTGGTCGCAGCGTATTAGTGTTGCGAAGCGTTACAAAGAGGCGTGGGAGCATCTCTTTAAGGTAAATATTCTCCAAAAATATTACGAAGGTTTCCAATGGAAGTTCGCCGCCGACGCTGGTTACACTCCTTACACAATCAATAAGATCTACGAAACCATCCAGATTAAGATTGCTGAGTTCATTCCTACTTTCCCTAAGTATGTAGTTTCCTCCCGTGAAGGGAATGAGTGGGATCTCGAAGCGGCAGCCGCATCCGCCCAGCTCAAGGAAGATACCCTAAATCAAATTGTAAATGACAGCAAATTAAATTATACCGATGAATTGGAGCAAGCATACAAAGAGTCCTTCTTTGCCTTTGGACTCGTAGAAGTTGGCTATTCAGCCGATTGGATTATAAATCCTAATGCGCCGAAACCGCTACTTGGTAAAGATGTTGAAAGGGACGGAAACAGAGATTCATTCCGAATTGTCCAAGAACCGCCTGAAATTCCCGTTAACGAGCGGGTTTACATCAAGCACATTCCCGCCCGGACTTTTATTATCGGTGGTAATGATCACAAGTATCTCAACAGGTGCGGATGGTGTGGATATTACGAATATGTAGATAGAGATGAGCTACTTGCTCTCCCGAAATTGATGAATCGGGATAAAATTGCTAATATTCAGGGTTCAGATTACGAAGCAGACCGGGAAGTTAGTATCGATTCATTAGAAAACCGGAGCGGTGGCCGGAATTCAGTCAAACTCTGGCATATTTGGGACCTAAAATCCATAAATCGTCTGCTTATTGTCGATTCTCCCTGTGTTACGGTGTTCCAGAAAGAATTTAAACACCTCAATTTGTACGATTTGCGTCCCGATAAACGCCTTCGCACCGGAGGTTTTTATCCAATACCGCCCGCCTTTCACTGGCTTTCCCCTCAAGATGAGTTTAATGAAACACGCGAAATGTTGCGTGCCCACCGCCGCCGATTTGTGCGGAAATTCCAAATTGTGGAGGGGCGAATTGATGACGAAGAGATTGAGAAATTCGAAACTGGACCAGATGGCGCCCTTATTAAAGTCAAGGCACCTGAAAGTATCTCGCCAATTCAAAATGCAGATCTCGGTGCCGCTCTAAACGAATCTCTCGCCACAAGTGCAGACGATTTGAATCGAATTTCTGGTACTTCTGACGATAGTCGGGGCGTTGCGGATCGAACGACAGCAACTCAGGCACAAATCGTTAATCAGAGATCCGCATTGCGGGAAACAAAAGAACGGGACCGGATTGTAAATTGGGCTTGTCAGATTGGTCGTGGAATTCTTATTATTGTCAATGAAAAATTTACGGGGAAAATGCTCGTTGAGCTTTCCGCCCCGGAAGGAACAGAAGATTTTCTAGGTGTTGTTCAGACTCGCAAAGCTGCGATGCGATACGTCACCGCCGAGGACTTGAAAGATGGCTACGATTTTAAAATTGACGTAGATCTTACTTCTATGTCACAGACAGAACAGGCGGATCAGAAGAAAAAACTGCTCGAATTTCTGTCTACTCTTACTCAATTCCCGATGGTTGCTTTCAGTCCTTATCTTGTGCGTGAAATTGCAGTTCGTATTGGATACCGGAATGAAAAGACAATTGCTGAATTCCAGAAGATGGCACTTCTCATGGAATTTGCTCGGATGCAACAACTTCAGCAACAAGCCGGGGCGGCAATGGGTCCAATGCAAAATGGAAATGCCGGACAGCAAATTAATCAACAGGCAACTCCGCCGCAGGGACAACAGATTCAAAATCAGCTTGCTAAAGTTCTCCCAATGGCGCAACAGGCAGGCTAAGTATGGCACATCCATATTTTAAATTACGGGAAAATTTCAGTTCCAAACAGCTCACTCCACATCCGCACGAATCAGAGTGTGTGTCGGATTTAGAATATGACCCGGAACATTACGAAATGACGATCCATTTTGTGAAGCGTGGGTCTTACATTTACTACGGAATTGAACCTTGGCTCTTTGCAGAATTCAATAATTCAGGGAGTCGAGGTCAATATTTTAACCAATATATCAGGCCCATGTATTCTGATTACCAACGTATTGCTTAAGGAGAATTTCAATGGCTGACACTAGTTTACAGACTGCAATTGCGGACGCCGAAAAGCAACTTACAGGCGAGGCGCCCGCTCAGGAAACTACTGGGGAACCCACTGTCGAGGTTGAAGTAGAAGACTCAGAAGATGAAAGCGGCGAAGACGGCGTTGAAGACGGCGAATTGGATGAAGCTCAACTTGACGAATCGAAACGTCTTTATCTCGCGTTGAGAGATCCGAAAACCGCCGGGCCGATTATTGCAGCGCTTGCCGCCCAAGCTGGTTTGCATTTGACTCCGCAATCTACAAAAGCGGAAGTTAAAGAAGTAAGGAAAACCATTACTGATGCTGTTGCAGAAGCGCTCGGTGATGAATACAAGTTCTTAGCCCCCAAATTAGGGAAGGCTTTCGAATCCGCCCTGGAAATCCAGCGCGAAGAGCATGAAGCGAGTCTTCAAGAGATTCGCCAATCACAAGTGGAACGCGATGTTACAACTGCTTATGAGAAGTTGGCGCGCGAAACAAAGGGTGAAAGCAAAAGGCTTGAATCCAAAATGGCTTCACTTAGCGAAGAAATTCCTATCGGTACAATGTCCGTTGAGAAATACATTCGTCGTCTTTACAGCATCGCTGTGACCGAATCTCAGCAGACTTCCGCAAAGAAAACTGCGGATCGTATCCGAAAGAATGCGGGAAACGCGCCTGAAAGACTTCGCTCTGGTAGTGCAGCTGGAACCGATTCCAAATTGCCAGATAAAAAAATGAACTTGAATGAATCGGTCAATTTCGCTCTCAAAGAGCTAACCAAAGGATAATAAATGAGCGTAACTTTCGGCGGTTCGTCTGCTCCTTCGCAGGTAACCGTAAATCTAGACTCACTTTTCGGTCTTTCTCTGGCGGCGTACAGAAAAGAACTGATCGACAACATTGGGGCAACGAATGCTTTCTTCTTTGATATTATTCAGAAGGAACTTTACGAATCCCAAGACGGCGGAACGTACATTCAGGTTCCTTTGATGTATGGTCTGCAAGGCGCCGATTCCTACGATGGATACGATGAACTTTCGACGGTTCCCGCTGACGGCATTACGGATGCGATTTTCCAATGGCGTCAGTGTGCCGCTGCAATTGCTTATTCGATGAAAGAAGTCAAACAGAATAAGCAACGGTTGGTCGATCTCGTCAAATCCCGAATCAAACAGGCCGAAATGGGATTGCAGGAATTTTTCTCGCAGTCTCTATTTTTTGGTTCTGCAAATCAGGTGGGCGGAAGTCTCAAAACTCCTTACATTTCTCCTGTCAACGGTTCTTCCTCGATTGAACCGATTGGCGAATTGATTGATTTCACTCCGACCACTACGACAACGGTTGGAAACATTGACCAAGGCGCCAATACGTGGTGGAGAAACAAAACTCTCACTTCCGCCGCCACGACTTATGACGGCTTTCTTTTGGAAGTGGACCAGATTTTCAATCGCGCCAGCCTTGGTACGGGCGGGAAAGTGAAACTGGTCACTTTTGACGAAACCAGTTATGAATTGTTCGTTCACGCCGTTTACCAGAAATATCGGTACACTCAGGCGAAAACGGATGAAGCGTATCCTTTTGAAAATATTGTCTACAAAGGCGCCCACATCGTCATGGAAGACAAGGTGCCTGATGTTTACAATTCGATTGCGCCGACTTTGGTTGCAGGCGCTGGTGATCCCAGTACTCTTACAAACGGAAGCGGATATTTCATCAATCCCGAATTCTTCAAGATGATTTATGAATCCGATTCCGATTTCACCATGCTGAAAGACGATGCGGGTAAGACAATGTTCAAGCCCGTAAATGGTGATTCCCGTGTGGGTCACGTTGCCTGGATGGGTAACTTGACTTGCATTAACCGCCGCAAACAGGGCGTCATTGGAAAGATTGCCCGTACTCTCGTTACGCCGTAAGAGATAAATTACGGAGAAATGAAGGAGATAAACTTCTATGAGAATGAAAAGTGTAGGAAATAAACGTGATCTGATGGCTGTCGTGATCTATAACGATGAAGCCACCAATTCAATTCCCGTCGGCGCCCCGGTAGTTATGAGCTATTCGGGGACGCAAGATGGTTTGGCAGTTGTGCTTCCCGCCACCGCCGCAGATGTCAAACAGACTTCTTTAGGTTTCGGAGTTTGTTTAGGTGACGGAAAAGGCGGAGCACTTCTTGCAAAAGGTTACGGGGAAGCACAGGTTTTCGGGCATTGTCCCAATGTGAAACTTCTTCGAACTCGCGCTGCTTCCACCGATGCTTTTGTTTCCATTATCGCGGGTGCTCTACTCAAAGCGGAATCTGTTTCCAATTGCTTTCAGACTGCTGCATCTGTTGGAGCATCTGTTCAAATGCCCGCTGCTGTTCTCGCCTCTTCGATTTCCGCCGCAGGTTCCGCGATTTCGTCGCTATCCGTTTTGAGTGTTACTCAGATGGTTGCGGCGTTTCTTCGGATGATGTAAATATTCTGGCAGCCATTACTGAAACTCCTGGGGGCGGGGACTTCAAACCCGCCTCAAGAAAACCATGAAAAAGAAAATACTAATCGGAATTAATACTCTCACTGAAGTCAATCAGGCTATTTATTCAAATCATATGCAGCTTTTTTATAGGCTTGGTCGATCTTATTCTCAATTTGATTTCGGTATCTGTTCTCCTCGCCGCATGTCGATTGACAATATGCGGAATTTTGCAGCTCGGGCGGCAATTGAGGGCGGATTCGAATATCTTTGGTTTATTGATGACGATGTGTTCATTCCCGCTGACGCATTGAAACACCTTCTAGATCTCAAATCAGACATTGCCGCGGGAATCACCCTGATTCGTGGGTATCCCTACGATCCGATGCTTTTCAGTTTTAAAGAGGGTAGAAAAAACAATCGTCTCGTTGAATATAAATCTCTAGTCCGAAAGGACGGTTCTATCCGTAGGGAAGACGGTTTGGATGCAATCGGATTCTCTTGTTGCTTAATCAGGACTTCCCTGCTAAAGAAAGTCAAGGCCCCTTGGTTTCTGACTGGCACCAATTTTACGGAAGACGTTTTCTTCTGCCAGCGGGCGGCGGACCAAAAAAAGAATTTGTCAATTGCAACTACGGATAAGTTCCAAACCGCCCACATCATTGGTTGCGAAACGATTTCCCCCACAAATGCAGTGGCGCGGCGAGCATACGACGAAAGACTCAATCCTGGGCTTAAAAAGGCTTCAAAGAATGGAAATGTTGTTCACTCCAACAGCCCGGATGCCGAAAAACTCTTGAATGCTCGCGGGGCACAGATAGCACAGGTTTACGGAAAATAGAAATGAGCACTCGTGTAGACGTCCGCAAAAAACTCCAACAGCATTTTAACAATACTGTCTATTATGACGATCAATCACTTAATGATTCGATTCAAGATGGTATGGACGAAATTGCGGCGTTTACCGGGTGTATTTATAAATCGGTGGAATTGCCTTTCACTCAATTTACAACTTATTATGATCTACTTGCTCTTTGCCCTGATTATGTGGGTGTCGTGGCAATTTTCAACAAAGTAATTCGTAGATGGCTCTGGCCTGGAAGTCTAAAAAAATTCAATCAGGATCGAATTGACTGGGATGTTTCGTATGGCACTCCGTATCATTTTTGCCCTATATCTCATCGATACGTGGCGATCTATAAGAAGCCAGCGGTAGCGACCTATGGAAATTTTATCATGTTTTACCGGGCAGCCGCGCCGACTTTTGCGGACAATACGATTATACCTTTACCTGATGAGCATATTACTTGTCTTGAAACTTACTCGATTGCCGATCTTTGGGAACAGGCTCAAGAATACAGTAAGGCGACTGAAGGTCTGAAGGCATATATAAATAATTTAGAAAATCTTCGTGTTCTAATGCGAAATCAGCGAAATCGTGACCGCTACATGAGTTTAAAATGAGTAATTCTGCTCCAATCTGGACTGACGAACAACTTGTAGCTTGGGAAGAAGATGCAATTGGTCAGATTGCAGTTGACGTTAATTGTATTTTTGTTCGTGAATGTATTCCAATTCAGCGCGGACAGAGTGTTTACACTTTACCGCCCTACGTTCGCACAGTGAGGCGAGTTACTTGGCGTGGGAAAACTTTGGATGCGGAATCTTGGGAAGAATTGACTTTACTTACTCCTGCAACAGTTGGAGGTTTCATTGAAACGTCACTTTCACGGCCGCTTTACTATGCGATGCACCCCACGAATCCCTGGGACATCAGAGTTTATCCCACACCGGGAGAAACTTTCACCATTGCTGGAGAACCCAATCCTTATTCCCCCCAGTTTAATTCTCCGTCTTGCATTATCGACTTCTACCGCGAACCTGATATCACAAATAGTCAACCAGCCATTTCTCTCCCGAAATACGCGCTCAGACGAATCTCAAAAGCCTACGTCTGCTGGAAAGCCTTTGCCGCCGAAGGACTCGGACAAAATCTGAATGCAAGCAAATTTTATCAGCTAAAATACAATTTTCTGATTGAAAAGTTTCGCGCTATCAATGAAGGTTGTTTTGTTGCAAAGAAATATTCTGTAGGCGACGGTAGTCTGTCTAATGACACTTACCGTTATCCAAGGCCAATTCTTCCCACTAATTTTGAAGCAGAGAGGTTTTAAAAATGAACGATTGCGTACGTCTTCGTGGTTGCCTCCGAATTGCAATGCAGGATTTGGATGGTAAAACTGTAGAAGAACGTTTGATTCACAATGTGGTTGTAACTCAGGGGCGGAGTTGGGTTCTTGGGCAACTGCAAACTGTTAACCAATTAACCGGACAAGCAATCGGTTGGATTGCAATTGGAACTTCCACCACCGCCCCGACAACCGCCGACGTTTTGTTGGGAAGTGAAGTCCTCCGCATTGCAGTTGGAACTTGGGTCACTTCAACTTTGACTCTGAATCCACCATCTTGGCAAGCACAGGCCAGTTTCAATTCCACACAGGGAAATACGACTTTGGGCGAAGTTGGCCTATTCAATACCTCGGGGTCCAATCTTGCTACTCTTTTGGGACACGCTACGTTTACTTCGTTTAGCAAGACTACCTCGAATACCCTTACGATTTCTTACACTATTTCTGGATAAAGAATCTATGGGGGTTCTGTCTGCTTTTATAGGTCCAATTTGCCTTCTGTGTGGACTTTTCTTGGCTCTGTATATTAAAGACAAAGCAAGAGAAGTTGCCAAACAAGAGGCAACGGAAGCGATAAAACTCACGATCGAAATCTTCAAAAATGAGCTTTCGTCAAAACTGGATGCTATTTACCAGCGGGTTCCTGAACTTAAACTGATGTTTGAGACTCGGGATACCAGAATCGAAGTTATAGAAGATAAGCTGGACATGCAGTCAGATGCAATTGTTGATTTGGAGAAAGGCCAAGCGGATATGCTTGCTAGCCTAAATCGGATAAATACTACTCTCGAAAGGCTTAAATCTGATGGAAAAACAAGTAGCACATAATTGCGGTCCTGCTCTCATGATTGGTATTCCGACTCTTGGCCGCCCGGTCCCTCTGCAATGGGCCTTGAACTTTAAGTCCATGTCCCCGCCGATTAACTTCAATTGCGATTTCAATATCGTATTTGGTAAGGAAATTGGATTTGCGCGGAATGAATTGGCAAAGGCGGCCTTGAAGCGTGGATGCAAATACTTGTTCTTTCTGGGTGACGATGTTGTGGCGCCCGCTTTCACTTTGCAACAGTTAATTTATCGAATGGAAAATATCCCAAACGTGGATGTCGTTGGTGGCGTCTACTGTTCTAAATCCACACCGCCCGCCCCTCTTGTGTTTGATGGGAACGGGCAAGGATCTTATTGGGATTGGAAAATTGGGGAGTTCTTTCCCTGCACTGGGCTTGGAATGGACTGCACTCTAATCCGAACAGAACTTTTCGAGCGGATTCCTGAACCTTGGTTCAAAACCGTCAAAGATGACAATTTTCTAGACGGCGAGAATCGAGTGGAAGAGTGGACTGAGGACCTGTATTTTCTCAAGAAAGCAGCGGATGTTGGGGCGGGAATCTATTGTGATGCAAGTGTAATTTGTGAGCATTGGGATGTGTACGCAAATAAAGCATATCTTCTACCAAAAGATTCACTCCCGATGCGACTTCAGGGAATCGACAAAAATAAAAGATGCCTGATGCTTGGCGCTGAACTTGGGCTTGCAGATACATCTTATTCCACTGTTCGCTGTTCACAGGAAAATGATCGGGCGGCGGACTACAGAGTTTCCTTTGACAACTTACCATTCGAATCAAGCGAATTCGACTTTGTATGCGTTACGGACTGCATTTTGGATATCGACCGTTTCTTGCCAGAATGGATTCGTGTTGCGAAGTCGGGTGCGAAAATTGCATTTAATCTTCACCCGCGACTCTCCTCCGAATACCTTCTTGCTCACAACGATTTTAAGTTTGAACTGAATGGCAGTTTCATCGAATTTATTAAGGCTTAAAAGGCGGGGCGGTGGCAACATCATTTGTAGTAGCGGATACACTTGCAGTTCGGGATTCCCTGCAGCTTATTGAGCCGGGAACTGCATTCACTCTTAATGTAGATGTTCTATCCCAAACAGATACGCTTGCCGCCCCGACTTTAGGTCTAACTGTTCTTGCAATTGATTCTATTTCCTTTACTGATGTAGCTGTTGACACAGTAAAGTTTGCTCTGCCGTTTCCCCTCCCATTCGCTACTCCTGATCGAATTCTTCTTCTTGACCAAGTTTTTGTTCAACTAAATGCTGGTGGTTTGGGTGTCAGTGTTTCTGATCTCCTTAATTTCCGGGATCTCCAAACTAGTCAAAATACAAATAGTCCAGGCACAGGAGATTCCCTTGCTCTTGGTGACAGTCTGTGTATAAATTCTGGCTGGACAGTTGCACCTGACAGCCTGAGTCTCTCCGATTCCGCCACGAATACATTAAATTCTATTTTCTTAAATTTGTCGACCACGGCGGCAGATGCGCTTGCGCTATCAGATAAAGCAACTTTGGCTGTCCCTGGAAAATTAAATCTCCTTTCTGACAGCATTGCACTCTCTGATACAATTTCAATTGCAATGACTAGTAATTTTCTTCCCTATCTGAGGAGGTATCTAAACGATGTCTGAAGAGGTCGAAAAACCCCAGGCGGCGGACATTGAAATTGCAGTTAGTGACCAAATTGAAGTAACAGAAAACCAATGAACCTAACTCGTGTAAATTGGCCCAAAGGCTGGCTTCCTTCAAATGATGCCGTAAATGGAGATCCTGAAGGACTTCTCCGCGCGGACAATCTCACTTTCGACAAAGCGGGAGTGGTGAGTCTTTGCGATGGGGCACAAGCAATTTCGGCAGCTTTTTCTGATTTTGTCTCTGAGATGTACAGCAAAGTTGTAGAAGGTCGAGAATACATTTGGGCAGCCACAGGAGTTCCAGTCACCGCAATTACACGATTTGTGGGTCCTGGAATTGGAATTGGGACTCCACTTGTTATAAATGGTGGCGGAAGTCCAAGTGGTCATGCAGCATTTGGAGATGCATTCGGATACACTCTTGCCGTTGCTGGGCCGATGCGGGTTAAAGATCAATGCCTTTTGGGATTTTTTGGCAGTAATCCGGGAATTAAACCGCTTGGACTTCTGACGCCAAATCCACCGATTATCATCGTTAACAATCAAGTTACAGTTACGGTTCCAACACCAGATGATGCATTTGAGGGGACTGGTTCTGCTGGTACTTTAACACTTGATCCAGCCACAAATGAAGGCCAACTTTGTTCGTCTTCTAGTCTTGGAATTGACACCATAAATATCGGTGGTTCAAAAGCCAATGATTCCGGACTGGATTCAATCTCTTTCCCGTTCGCTGTTACAGACCAGCCATCTTCAGTTCTGACAAGCATCGAAGTCGATTTCCTGCTGAATGGGACTCCTAATGATCCTTCCACCTATTCCGACTACTATGCTCTCAAGTTTTCCCCAACTCAAATTGATGAACAGTTCCCGTTTGGACTCGGAACAAATGCAACAATGGTTTTCAAACGAGTCAACTGCTCTCGATACGGGACAGATCAGACTCTTGATTGGTCTAATATTATCGGAGTTAGGCTTCTAGTTCAAGCCTCCACCGCCTGCACTATCAAGTTTGGTGATATCGTTTTTGCAGGCGGAAGTAAAAGCGGGCTAAACGGAACTTATAACTACATTCAGGTGGACGTTGCAAATGACGGGCGGTATTTGGCGAAGTCTCCTGTTTCCCCGCTTGGCGCCGATCTAAATGGTAACAAGGGCATTCTTCTACTCAACGGATCTGTCCGAATAAATCCGGTTATCCGAGATCCAAATACAACTGAGCATTGGTTCTTTCGTAAAGCTGAAACGGATGTTATCGATGTAAATCCAGTCACTGGAACACCGCAACAGAATACATTCTTAAATCAGTTCTATTTTGTTGGTAAGTCAGATGTGGGACAGCATTTTGATGATGTTCTAGATGACATTGCAATTCTTCAAATAAATGCAGATGGTGGTCTACTACCAAACCTATTTCTCCATACACTAAATTCAAATGATACAGTAAATGGAGTCCAAGACTACATCTACGGCATTGAGGGTATTTTCAATGAGAGAATGCTCTACATGGGACTTAGTTTTGTCTATTTGTCAGACAGACTGAATCCAGATGCAATTGACACTCGGTTTACTCTCCGCCCGTCTGGTGACACAAGCGAGAAGAATCTTTGGATTAAAAAGCTAACGAATAATGTCCTGATCCTTGCGACCACTAAAAATCTCTATGAAATAACTGGTACTCTACTGGAACAGCCGGATGGGACGATTGATGTAAGACTTATTCCAATTGGGGAAGCTTTCCCGCCCCTGAGTACTGATGTTTGCAATTTCAACGGCGGTCTGTATTATGTGGCGGCGGACGGTCTTCGAGTTACAACAGGTTCCAATTCGGTTAATGTTTCCCCTCAACTCAGACACCTTTTCCAAAATGTCGTTGTCAATAATCAAATTGGAACTGTTATGCGTCACGGAGTTCCAGGTGTTGCAGTCTACGATGGAGTCGGTGTTGACTATTCCGTTGCCGCTGCAAAAGGAAAAATCTATTTTGTTGTCCCCTGTCAAGATGCAACCCGCCGTGTCTTTATCTATGACACAATAAATAAAATTTATGAAAATCGATATACAGATCCAGTAAAATTGTACGCAACTCAAGCGGGAGAGGTTTTAGCGGCCTACGGTTCTGGTTCTAATAATCGTATTTTTGTACTTGACTCTGTACCTGGAGTTGGTATTCAACAGGACGGAACTGGACTTCAATTCAAATTACGTACTGTTTTTGATCCCAACGGCCAGCCACGCAACCGCAAAGATGTATTTACTCTGAAACTTGTTTTCGACTCGGGTGGTGATCCTATTTCTGTTGACATTCAAAGGGATGGAATCGGTGTCACAGAAACAGATGAAAACACTTGGATAAATCTCGGTCAGAACTATTCTGCTAACGGCCAGAAGACTATTTACATTGCCATTGGAGATGGAATTGACCCAAGGCAAACCCTGGGATTTCGCTACTCCGTTCAGATATCGTCTACTCTTGCAGGCGTTAAGAAATTCAAATTATATGAAATGTCAATCGAATATGAACCCAGACCGGAACAGCTTAATTACCTTCGAGTGCTTCCGACAAACATGGGAACAATTTCCCGTAAGCGTTGGACTGCTTTTGCTTTTGTTATCGATACTCTTGGTAACGATGTCTTATTTAATCCTCTGTTGGATAATGTAAATTGGATTCAAGATGCCAGCCAAGTTCCAGTAGTTAATACCAGCGGCAAGCAAACTTTTATTTATTATTTCACATCGGAAGCTATCGCTACGGACATGGGAATTCTCCTGGTCAGTAAAGATGGTGAACCTGCTCGTTTTGGTCCAAATGGTGGTCCTTTTGAGTTTTACGGAGTCGATCTATCCGAGTGTATATCTGAAAAATTACCGCCACCAGTCGAATTTCTAATTATTCCGCCTGACAATTACGGGACGCCTAACCGTAAACGGCATACCAGCTATAAATTCCAGATACTGACAAGGGGCAAAAACGTCAAATTCACACCAAACTTAGACGGAGTTACTTATTCCCCCGCAATCTATAACACCATTACAAAAAGAACCGTTGAGTACTTTTTTGATCAATCGGCAGGGGATGTTATTGGAATTGACATCGGAGGAACTCTCCAAACTATCGAGACGACTCCATTTGAGTATTACGGAAACGTCAAACCTCAAACCGTTGAAGTATTGCCTGACAGACTCGAATATCTGCGTATACCTAACAGTAATTTTAATGTAGCGAGTCGAAAGCGCGTTCGGACTCTGCCGCTCGTGATTGACACTTACGGTAAAGATGTTCAGTTTACTCCTATTGTGGATGGCGTACTCGGTTTGCCTGAAACTCTAAATACAAAGGGTAAGGTTACAACTTACTACTATTTTATAAACGATTCATTTGGTACAGACTACGGGGGGATTCTCAGTGGCGGAAACATATTTGAATTTTATGGGATGCTCCGTCCTGAAGACGTTGAAATTCTTCCCGTTCCAAAACTCTTGGATCAGTTAGGCCCAGTCAGGCTAGATAAAATTGGTAAGCTCTTTTCTTTCCGACTACGAGTTATACCCACAACGACAACGATTCCTTGGGCAATCTATGACGATTACAACCAGAGTGGATTAGCTTATGCAACACCACTTGCGAATGGGACGATTCAGACTTTCCCAAATGTGGATGAAATTTACGAAATTCCAATGGCAAAGAATGTCAATGCGGCTGTCATGCGTTTAGTCTTAGGCCCAACTACAAACCCTTTTTATCGTTACGATGTAGCTCTTAAAGTGCAAACTTCTGGAATGGAGACAGGTTCAAAATGGTTACCGATCAGATAGCTCGTGACGGCGGTCCTGAACCAACCGCATATGACCGCGGCAGACATGAAGCTATGCGGCTACGGCCTTTCAGTTCCACTTACGGAGTTGAAAAGGTCTATTTCAAAGACATCCCAATCTACCCTGGAACCTGTCTCAAATGCGTTTTCGATGACGGAGAGCACACCTGTGCGGGCAATAAATAATCTGAATGATGTCCAGATTGTACTTAAAGATCTGGATAATTTTAAATCCCGAATTGAGTCCCAGGTCTGGAATCTCACTGGACGTCAGATTAAGAACGGTGGTGTGGCCACAGATCCGAACGATTTTGTTGTCCTAAAACAGTTGGGTGGATTGGATCAAATAAAGCAGGCAATTTTAAATGATCTTCCAATCCCACTCATGCGTACTTTACTTGTCAAGGACACAACTGTTCGGAATGACGCTGGAGATCATGTAATTATTTTCGGTAACGGTGGTCCATACAGTGCCCGCTTCTTTTTCGGTGTACTGAGAAAGGCAATTACTGTCGACCTTACGATTAAGGTCCACCACAAGTTCCAGGGTGTAGATACAATTTTGGGAACGTATAAGATTCCCGCTTCCCAGGCGGTGGATAACCCGGTACAATTTACAATTGGAACTTTACTGCAAAATCATGCAGTTTTGACGTGGGACATTTTGACTTCTGACGGTAGTGCAGATGGAGACGGAATTGCAAGTTTTACTCTGGTTTGGTTCTGATGGGAATTGCATATTCACAGCGTGCCATTGTTACCGGCCAAATTAGGACTGCAACACTTGGGATTTTTCTTTCCGATGTAGATATCGTAATGGCACAGGCTGGCTGGCAAAAGATTCGGGAGATTCCAAATGGCGCTGTATATCAATGTTTTACTCCCGACAAAAAACTTTCCGCTAAACTTCAAGTTGCAGAGGGAGCTTCAAGTTTTGGAGGCACCCGTGTTGCATTTACTCCACTAAGTGCGAATGAGATAAACCGAGGTTTTGACTATTTTATTATATACGGAAATCCAGATTTTCCTGTCTATCAAGTAATTGTTGGCGTCTGTCAGTTTTTTCTCTCAATTCCTACTCTTGCAACTAGCCCCTATCACTTTGATCAGTCTTCCTGTTTTGCTTTTGGAATCCCTTTTGTAAACAATCTAAATAACGGTGTAACCGACATTTGGTGGGCAAATGGAGATGGTGGTGGACCTTTTTTTGTTTCGGAGCATTTTCGAATTTCTCCCCGTTGTTTCATGCGCTTCAACTATTGCCTGAATGGTGTTATGTTTAGTTCAGTAAATAATGCAGACCCAAGTCAGGGAATGTTGACGCTGTTTTATCTCGCCCCTACATGGAATCTCGATACAAATATAGGTCAAACTGCATTTACAACTAAATTCAAAACAGGGCAGCCAATAAATTTAGATGCTCTAGTTGGTTGGCAACATGTTGTTCAGGGACAGCTTTGGGATGCTTTTCAGAGAACCCAAGCAGAACCTCTGGATGCCATACAAAGTTACAAAGATACGGATTCAGACGGTAATCCAATGGATCTGAAGTTTCAAGTTTGGATGTCAAGTTTCTACGACTCTCTTTTGCTCTTACAGACTACAGTGAGTCCGGGCGGTGGAAATGTCGCTTATTGACCCACTTGAAATTCTCTATTCGAATGCGCGAGCAACAAAATCTTTTGCTGGGGATACGGATTCTTTTATCAATGGTGTTAAGAAATGTCTTGTTTCCGTTGGGTGGACATTAACTGAAAGTATCCCGTCAACAGGTTTTATCGTATATCCATTCGGAGCGCCAACCGCTGCGGGACCTGAAACTTTCCCGAAACATATTGTTGGGTGTCCTGCAACTCCATTTCTAGGTGTAGGCGGTGTTCAGTTTTCGCTTTTCAATCCTTATTCGGAAACCCCTGCAGTTGGTGGAAGTTGCTTTATGGTTCCCGCCGGAGATACTCCAATCTCAACTTTGTCTAATCTTGCATCTGCTGTAACACTCAACACGCCTTTTAATGCATCCGTCACAGCGCAGAGTCCAAGTTATTTTATAATGACATTTACAGCAAAAATTGGTGGTCCTGATTTTGATGGAGTTTTCATCGATGGTAATGGTCGTTGGGCTACTCTTGCGGCTACTCAGGGCGGCGGTTTCGTACTTACTTCTAAATTTGATCCTGAGATTACTCAGTACAAAGTGACACTTACTGCTATTCCATCCACTTATGGGAACATCTCAGTTAAATTTACTGTCGGTGGTGGAGACGGTCTTATCACTTTAACTGATCAGGGGACATATACGATCGTTGCAAATGGTTACGGGTTCTTTTTGCGTAACTCCTTAGGGGAAGGAAATTATCCATTTACAAATTATTCATTATTTGTGATGGCTCCTAAGATGCCTGCCGCCGAGAACTTCGATCCGAATACGACTTCACTTTTTATACTCGGGCCAAGGACATTTAAAAATTTTACCTTCTACTCGTCATCGGGCGGTCCTGAAATTACAGCATTAGATACAGTGCCTGGTTACCATTCAAATGTAAGTGAGTGGCCTAAGCTACTTGCATATAGAAATCCTGGAACTCCACTCACTGCTGCTAACGGGAAACCAATTGTACACGCAGCCTATATATCTTTTGGTAAATTAAATTCTGGCGTTTCGCATATCATTGGTAAACTTCCTGACTGTGCTGTATTTTCGGGCACTCTTACTCCTTATGGGGAAACAGAAATTGAAGGGCAAATTTACGTGGTTGTGAGTTCACAAGATGGGGGTAATTCTAATACAGCAAGTTCTCTTCTTATGCTTGCTCCACTTCCCGCCCCAGATCCAGTTCCGCCAGCACCAGATCCGATATATCCAGCTACACAGCCACAAAACCGAAATGGAACCTGCAATATTTTTGGAGCTGGTGTAACTGCATTGTCTGGGAATTTTACAGGACTTGCAACTCAATCGCCTATTACAATTGACGGCATTCCATATTTTATTCTTTCAGTTGAAGATGCAACACACCTTACTCTTACAACTGCAACTGTTGTTAAAGAAGGTGTAGTTTGGACAGTTCCATAGGAGATTTATGGCAGATTGTTATAGTAATTATTTAAGGGACAAAATAAATGACCATCTCCACGGTGGCCCAGATTTTGTTCGTCCAGCTACAACTTACTTTGCTCCAATGACTGTTGTACCAATTGCGAGCGGCGGGGGAACTGAAGTCTCCAGTAATTTTGGTGGTAGAGCTTCTGTTACAAATAATGTAGGAAATTGGCCTGCATCCAGTGGACAGAGCAAAACAAACGGAGCTGCTATTAACTTTGGGAATAACACAGGCGGTACAGTCATTATCGCTGGAATAGCAGAATATGACGCTTCTTCGGGTGGTAATCTTCTAACATTTGCGGCTCTTTCAACACCGCTCACAGTAAATAATGGCGGCCCGCTCTCAATCCCCGTTAGCGGTGCTTTGTATAATTGGGCAACTTAAAGGATTCTTATGAGTATTCAATACGCTGGTGGAACAAACGTAAACACGACATTTACAGGAGCTGTTAAAAATGATATCTTGACAGCTGTTTTCTCAAATTTTGTGACGGCGGGAATGTCTGTTGTTTCCGGTATTACACCTTCCACGGTAACAATGACAATCGCCAGTCCCTGTGTAGTTTCACTAACCGCTCATGGTTTGGCTGATGGAACTCGAATTGTTTTTTCAACAACAGGAGCGCTTCCAACTGGAATTACAGCAAATACTGTCTATTTTGTCAAGAGTCCATTAACAAATAGTTTCAATGTTGCTACAACTTCAGGCGGTACTGCAATCAACACCTCTGGATCTCAATCTGGAGTGCATACAATGAATTCGGAGATCCTATTTCAGACTGCGACTACACCTCAAGGTTTCGCTTTGCGATATCGGTTTCGTGACAACGCAGGTACTTGTGTTCAGGCAAGTATTGAAAGTACTGATGGATCGAAAGTCGGCGGAAACGGTGCAAATAACGGGGCTTCTTTACTTCCGGGGCTGGCGAAAGTTTGGAGACTTATTGCCAATAAATATCAATTTTGTATGTTCGTTCCGGGGGACTACAATGTCTCAAGGGAATTTGTACTTGGTTCCTGTCCTTATGTATTTAGTTTCACCCCTGCAATTGCAAATATCGGTTTTCTTGTAACTAACACAATCAATGATACGAATACCTCTAACCCATTTGCAAGTAATTGGAGGTATAGTCTTACTTCTGGTAATGCAGTTCTAGGAAATTGCCAAATGTTGTACAATACCTCTATCTGGGAGAATGCGAATCAGACAAACTGGAATAATGCTAACGGATGGCCTGCCCTCTTAGTACCATTCGGAGGCAATAGCTTTTCTACAGTAGCATCTACTACACGTTATTCAAATGGAGACGATATCACTGGGGATGCTCTCGTATGTTGGGGACTGACAACATATTCAGATGAATCCCAAATTAGAGGACAACTCTGGGATGCTCTTATTATAGCAGATGCTTTTATGGGGGACACAACAACTAGTTTTGACACCCACAATTGGATTGCTGTCACATCTGCTACCACCTCTTCAACTAAATTGGCTTTATTTTTAGTTGCGCCCTAAATGGGAATACAACTTTTACCTGACCAACTCATTGCTTCAACTGGAACTTATACTGAAGTTACGCTTGCGACCCTAGCTAAAAATGCTATTTTAGGGTCAATGCCTTTTGGGGCATTTCAAAAGGGCATTAGTATTCTAATAGGTCCGGCGGTATCACTGGATCTAATTTACATCCAATCTCCCATTAGATTCACAGCGGGTTCGTCTACTTATGTCGAATGGACTATTCGATCAATTAGTCTAGATATAGCAACATCTGGGTATAGTGAAGTTACTCTTACAGGTTTAAGTAAAAATGCAGTTTTGAATTCCTGGGGCGCATTATATCCTTTAAATCAGAATATTCTAGTTGATCAAATTGCACTTGGCCATTACCGCCCCATCATTACTGCAAGACTGGCTAATCTTCCCTTTACATATTTTGTTATTTTTACAGCTGAATCTAATGAAGTTATTACTGCTATTACCACGCCATCATTTGCATTTACGGCAACTGCCGAACCAAATTTTATAGTTATAACAGGAATTAATTTCATTGGAAGTGCAGACCCGAGGCTTTCAATTATTGCAGTTGTACCCCCAAGTTTTACTGCAACTGCTTCGCCGCAAATGAAAGCCTTCCCTAGCAATTATCAACAACAGGGCGGTGTGGTTTCCGGTCCACTTACACGCACAATTAAGTTAGTGAATTACGTTTATTGAGGAGATCCAAATGGCTAGTTTTGTACTTCCCATACTTTCGGGACTTGCTGGGTTGTTCGGCGGTGGGCAACAAAAGCAAACACAACAGACTCAGAACACAACTCAATCGGGAACTCAATCCCAAACGGGGCAGTCTACGGCTACGACTACTCCAAATTTGTCTCCTCTTCAGCAAGCATTGATTGGAATGTTTACTGGTGGGGCGGCGGACCTTTACCAACAAAGCCAGAATCTATCACCTTATACCCAGCAGGGTTTACAGACAATTGGCTCACAAGGGAATGCAAATCGTCAAACAATTAGTAATATTTTAGCATCCCGTGGGTTGTCTTATTCTCCGGCCGCCGCCACGCCTTTAACAATGAATGCATATAATACTGGAAACCAGCAGTCTCAGTTTCTGGCTGGAATCCCCCTGTTGCAGCGCCAGTTACAACAGCAATCTCTTGACGAATTGATGAAATCCTTTGGTGTTATCCCAACTGGACAAACAAATACTGGATCGACTTCCGGTACGACCACTTCCAATATGACCAGCAATATGACTGGAACTGGAACTCAAAGTGGAAATCCAATGGCCGGTTTGTTCGGCGGTATCGGCGCCGCTTTACCGCTTGCATTTCCCGGAATTTTCGGCGGCGGGCTGAGGAATCAATTACCCAATCAGCAATCATATAATATGCAACCCGCCCCGTAAGGAGAACTCAAATGGCTGACGAACAACAATATTACAATCCGATTATTCAGTCAATGATTGCCGCCCAGCAAGGGAATATGCAGCGGGCGAAGTTGCAACAGGAAGCTGAACAATTTAAAGCTGATAAATTAATTCGAGAGCATCAGCTTGGAATCGAAGAAACTCGCGCCAAAAATGAGCATGAACACCAGACTGGAATGCTTGATGTTCAAAAAGCTTTGGCAGAAGCCCAAGTTGAAGCTAATCGTCTTAATAGGATTAAAACTGCTCGTGAATTAGCTTTGGGCGGTGTAGATATAAACCAAGCCCTTCCATCTATGGGTGGACAACAAATACAAGGAATTCCATCTACCCAGGATTTACAGGCGCAGGAAATACAGCGTATCCAGCGGGAAGCAGGCGCCCAAGCAACCGGGCAAATGGCTGCCGCTGAACCTTTTCAGATCCGATCTGAAGAAAGAGCGCTTGCTACAAAACAATCTTTAATGGATGCTGAGAATGCATTCAAGGAAAGGCTTGCAGATAAAGAAATTGGGTCTAAAGAGGCGCTGGCTAAACTTGAAAGGGGAACTCAATTAGCAATAGCCAATGCTACAAATGCAACCCATTTAAAAGTTGCGGGAATGCAATACACTCCAACTCCTGAAGCACTTAGGGGAATGCTAATTGCAGGAGCAACAGGAGCAACAAAATTAAATTATGCCAATCCACAGGAGCGAGCTGCTTTGGGAACTCTCCAAGAAATGGGTGGCCGTGAAATCGATCCAAAAGAAGCTCAAGCTTTGCGGGAAGGCCAGCAATTAATCCCGCTTTTCGATAAGCTCAAAACTTTTGCAGATAAACTTCCTACAACTAAAGCGGGGGCTTTCGTTCAAGGTCATGCACTTGGAGCTGCAAATGCTGTCGGATGGTCTACAGATACTCAGAATGAGCTAAACAAGCTTACTTCTCAGGCTTTAGTAGTTGGACGCGCTGTTGAGGGTTTGACGGGCGGGCGAGTTCTCTCTAAACAATTGGAATTAGATTTGAATTCTCTTGCATCTGGTGCAATCACAAAAGATCAAGCTTATGAACGGCTGAATA